AGGAGCTTGTTGCCAAACTCCTTCACATACAGTTGTTGTATCCAATCTTTTGATGCCGAATGTATCATTACTTTATCTCGCACGCTCCGCCTGCACAAGCTAATTCGCCTGACAGGTCAGTGTTATCATCTAATTCAACAACTTGACTTAAATCAATATCCGTTAATGATTTTAACATTGATTCATATTGTTCTTGAGTAATATCTTCAAATGGTGCTTGAGTGTAAGTTCCTCCATCATATGGTAAAACTGATAATCCATTATAATGATCTCTGTTTGTCCACATCCATTCTCCTGCCAATTCCCATTCATCTGCTTTAAGCGAAACTGTTGCTGATACATTGTGTGTATTGTTTCCGCTTCTATGTCCCGGTTTAACCCACTCTAAGTGCACTTTTTTAATTCGTTCCAATAAAGCAAATGGTGATTCTGTTCTTAGAATAGCTCCTTCCGGTGACTTTTGTGGAATAGAAATAACTGCAGTATCGTGTGGACGGAAATATTCATCTTCAACTAACTCTGGGTGATTAATTGCCAAGTATGAATAAATTGCTTCATTCTTTCCAACGCGTATTCTTCTTACATAGTAATCATTGTGCCAAGCGTGAATACCTGATGATGTTCCTAATGCTAATGAAGTTGTTCCAGCTGGCTTAACCGTTGTAGTTCGGGCTGATTTATTAATTCCAATAAGTTTTGCAACTCTTTCATTTTCTTCTTTAACAGCTTTTGCCGCAGCTTTCATATCATAACCCAATACTGTGCCAGAACCGATTCCTGTCATTGATACTCCAATTAAAGCATCTTTTTCAGTTGTGCGTTTCCAAATTGGACGAAGGTAATGAAAATCAGTGTAACCTGCTTGAAGTGTTCCGATAAATGCTGCTGCCTTAACACGTGCTTCTAAATCTTCTTGTGATTCAATATCTGATGCATTTACTTCACATAAATTACAGAATTGGAAAGGACGTAGTGCAATTTCGCAACATGGGTTAGTTCCCCAATCTTTATCGTTAGTTAAATAGATTCCTGGTTCTCCTGCTCCTGACAATTCAACACGTTTCCAAAGATCCATAAAGAATTCTTTTGTTAATTTGTGACGCATCAATGTTGCTGAATTGTTAGCACGACCTCTTTGTGGATTTGTTTCCCACCAATTGCCTGATTTACATGCAATCATTTCTTCATCATCGGCACTAAACAAGCTAATAAGGGCCGCACGTCTAATACCTCCTGCCAATACCGCATCCGCAACGTGGCATACCATATCGTGCACTTCAATCGCTGATAATTTGTCGCCATCTTCTTTTGCATCTAATATTCCTGCTAATTTAATTAAACATTCCTTAAGTGGTTGTGGCCCTGGAGCTTTTCCTCCTGATGTTACTAATCTTGCTCCTTTTGGACGAATATCAGAGAAATCAAAATTAAACGTTGAGCCACCTTCGAAATAAGATTTAACAAGAGCTTTAACTGCATCTGCCCAACCTTCAATTGAATCTGCAATCAAGAATCTTCGTGTTTTCTTAGGATTTGGTTTGCGAATCTCTGGTAATTTTTCTACATGATGTGTTTGAACTGAATATCCAACACCTGTACCGCCTAAAAGTAGAAACATTGCCTCACCAAATGCTCTGTAATCATCAATTGGCAAATAAGCACAATTGTAAATACGGTTCGGAGAAATTTCAATTGGTTTTCCTCCAAATTGCAAACTACGCATTGAAGGTAATATTTTCTTATTGTAAACATATTGATACGCCGTTTCAATTTCCTGCACTAATGCGGGATATTTTTTCTGATGCATCTCTTTGTTTCTTGTAACTAATTCTTCCCATGTTTCTCGACGATTGAGTTCGGGAACATACTTAGCATACTTCATGTACACTGTAATTTCACTTAAAATTTGATTTGAAATCTCCATTGCATAAATCCTTTGAATGTTTGTTAACTTAATTTTTTTAGATAAAAAAAGGCCGGAGTATTCCATCCGTGCCTAATTTTATATAAATATGTTTTTATCCTAATTGTCCGCCCAAATCTTTGAACTTTTGTGCTAAATTTTTCTTCAACATGTTCTCACCTGTTTTCATTACTTGAGTTGTTTGTTTACCCTGCGATGTCTGTGGTTCGAAGAATTGAAATTGTCCGTTATTAGTATTAATTTTACTTGGCAAAGTAATACCATCTGGGCCGAAACGATTCTTAATAACATGTCCTCTACCTGTGCCTGACATTTTATCTTCCACTTTTCTAGAAAGCGACATTAAAAAGTCTGCAACCATTACTTTTCCGTATGCTCCGGCTATTTTGTCAGCTTCGATAACATCTTCTTCCAACGCCGAACGGCCAGCTTGAGATGCAGTCCAAACAGGTATTTCATATTCTCCAGCCATCCCCCGGAGTTCTTCATATAGTTCTTCAAGTGCTTCATGTCGATCCTTTTTTGTATTAATTTTTAATAAGTCACCATAATCTACTATTACTAGATCTGGCTTCTGTCCCATCATTATGGTTTTTTCTAAATGTGCCTTTAATCCTAACACGCTAACTGACTTGGTTGGATAATATTTTACTATCAAATTGCCGGATAGAGTGCGCATACGTTCTTCTACAGTGTCTTGGTGATTCTTAAGAGTCTGTGCATTGATACCTGTTAAAACGGAGTCATACCTTTGCCCTACGTAGTTTTCGTTAAGCTCCAATGTATAATGTATTACCATTTTGCCAGCTTTTACTGCATTTGCACCTATATTAATAAGCATCCAAGATTTACCAATACCTGCAGGAGCCATTACTACCCCTAATTCTCCCGGTGCTAATCCTCCGTCCATTAAGTCATCAATAACATCCCAACCCGTTGTAATTGTGTGTCGGGATGATTCTGCATATCGAGCTGAAATATTTGCTTTGTAATCTAATCCAATATTGGTATCAGCTCCAGCTTTCATTGCTCCGTCAATTTTGGTTTTTATTTCATCATAGTTACCCATTTTGAGTAAACCAACTGAATCCATAATGGCACGCTTAATTTCTTGATTCTTACAAAAACGAAGAATCTCATCTTTTACAAAAGACAAATCGTCTGACTCCATGTATCGGAAAACTTCTTTAAGTTGTTCTAATACTGCAGTTTTTAATATATCATTTTCAATTTCTGTAATTTTTACTTTAAGCACATCTTTTGACGGTGGTGTTTTGTATTCTTGAAAATGTTGTAATGTTACTTCTAATAACCAACTATTTGCATCTGATTCAAAATAATCAGGACGTAATATATCTGCAATTTGTTGCAAAAACGACCTATCCGTAAATAATGCTGCAATAGTTTTTATTTGAAATCCATAACCGTATTCCGATAATTTATCTGTCATATAACCATTATAATAAAAACAATGTTAAATTCAAATTATTTTTGTGTTTGTTTTGCGAAAGCATTTAAAGATAACCAAGTATTGTTTAACCATTCTGGTAAATTCTTCATAATTGCCCACATCTTATCTTCATAGAAAAGACGTTGAAACTCTGCACGATTTAATTCGCTAATAGGTTGTTCCATGATGCCTCGTATCTTGCTAGCTGTTTGTGCAGGTATGTCTAACAATTTGATATTCATGAGTTGATAATTTTGTTCAATGATGCTGGAATTATCCAATATCTTTTGATATGATTTAGATTCTTTTAAAGCGTCTTTGCTTTTTTGAAATAATGCATCAACTGTAAACTCGGCAGCATCTGCTAATTCTGGAATCAATTTTAAAACAGTTTTAGGTCCTATTCCATTTACCCCAGGAATGTTGTCTGAAGCATCGCCTGTAAATGTACGATAAATAACCATGTTTGCAGGGTGCACTCCAAATTCATCGTGCACTGCTTGTATGTCATACATTTTCTTTTTGATAGGAGACCAAACTTGAATTCGTTCGTCTACTAACTGATAAAAGTCTCTATCTGTGGATACTATGGTTATTTTTTTGCATTCCGTTTCATACATTTGAGCAATATATGCAATTGCATCATCTGCTTCAATTCCATCCATAGCTATGAACGTAACAGGCAAATTATCCAAATAAGAAACTAATCTGCTAAATTGATGTCGCATTGATTCTTGTTCATCTTCAATTGAAGAATCATGATGATCATGACGTCGCAATTTAGTTTTATTAGCTCGATTACCTTTGTAATCTCCATAAATCTTTCTGCGGCGGGCATTTCCACCTTTTCCATCAAATACAATTACTAATCTGCTTGGTTTGAAATCTCTAACAATTTTGCCTATTGAATACAAAAAACCAGTAATACCACCAATATGGTCGCCATCTTCATTATAAGCAGGCGTTGCACCAAAACTTCGAATAAAGGTGTTCAACCCGTCCACCACCATGATATGATCATTTGGAGCAGACGGATTTGAACCTTTTTCTTGTTGTAACTGTTTGAATAATTCTTGATACTTATTCTTCATCATAAACTTCATCAGTGATTATTACATCATCAATTCCGCCATCGATACCTGCTTGGTATTTGAAGATATATGCATCGCAAATTCTTTGATATAACCGTTCTTTTACTTCTGGTAATGCAATTACCTTATCAATAAAATTCTTTGATTGAAATTTGATTTCGCCAAAACTTTCGCCTGTTATAATATCAACATCTTCCAATGTATAATGTGCTCCAGATTGTTTAACTAAATCAAACTTTTTCATAGTTTCTAACCAACCACCGTAATTGTCAATTCCGCTATCATAATAGATTTCGTAATTAACTTTGCGGTGTGGTGGACCCATACGATTCTTAACAACTTGTACTTCTGTTTTACTTCCTACAACTTGTTCAACGCCATTTATTTTAGCTTTGATCATACCTGTATTTTTCAAACGAAGTCTAACTGATGCGTGGAATGGAATTGCCTTACCACCTGCAGTTGTCCATTGGTCGCCAAAAGACACTCCCATTTTGGTACGTAACTGATTGGTAAATATGAGACAAATTCTTTCTCGTGCAATCCAATTGGTAACTTTACGCATTGCCTTTGATAAAATGATTGATTTTGATGTTGCATAACCATCTTTGTCATATTCGGCAGACATTTCAATTTTAGTTGAAGCACCCATTATTGAGTCAACAATGATTGTAACTAAACGATCTTTGTCTGACTTTCGGACTTGTTCAACTATAGTTTCAATTGTTTCGAATATTTCCTCAACTGTCTCTAATGGGACATACAACATGGTTTTTAAATCAACCCCAATAGCCGTTAAAAACTCACTACTAGTTGCAGCTTCTGTATCAATATAAACAGCTAAGCCACCTTTCTTTTGTGTTTCTGCTAAGGTATGTGATGCTAATAAAGATTTACCCGATGCTTCCAATCCAGTTATCTCAGTTATTCTTCCTACCGGAAAACCTCCGTGTGGTCTATTAGATATTGCTAAATCTAAAGAATCACAACCAGATGAAATCCATTCTTTAACATTGCTAGGAGAATCATCATCGCCGGCTAAAAAGAAAGCAGTTTTTAACGATTGCCCTTTGAATTGTTTGTTGATTGATTCTGCAAGGGTGTTTGCTAAGCTGTCCTCGATTTCCAGTTTACTTTTACTTTTTGCCATTTATAACTCCTTCTTAAGAATTGAATAGATCATCAAATGCAGATGCTACATCTGTTTGTTTAGTTGCTGCTGGCTTTGCTGCTTTTGCAGGAGCTGTTGCTACTGTTTCTTCTTCTTCATCTGATTCTTCAACATCTGAATCTGCATTTTCTGGATTCATCCATTCAGCTAATGCTTTTTCTAGTTCGTCATAAGTTGGTTCTGGAAATAAATCGGTAATTTGCGGTTGATTCATAATTTTTTGAGCAATTTCTTTGTCTTCAGTTGCTGCCTGTGTATTAGGCTTAACTCGAATTGCTGTCTTAGGATATGCTCCGCCTTCTGCTGGTGTGAATTCAACATCAATATCGCGTCCATTCATCAAATCTGTAATGTCACCATAATCTGGATCTGAAATGATTGATAACAATTCTGTATAGATTTGTTTTCCAAATCCCCAAAATTTAACTCCTTCAGATTCTTTACCGCGAATGATTACAGGAACATAAGTTCTCATTTTCGGCTCAATTTTACGGCCCATTAGCCATTCATCTTTATCGCCAGTCTTTTTTAGCTTTTCTGCAAATTCAACGATTGGATCCGCATTACCAAATGTGATTGGTGATAACATTGATCTTTTACCAATGTCGTAATGGAAATACAATTCTAGAAATGGATTGTCTTTTCTGTGTACGTAAGGTACAATTCGAATTCTTGTTTTGCCAGCTTCGGGCTTCCACAAATTTTGTTTTTTGTCATCAGCTTTGTTTAACTGATTAAGTTTTGCCTTAATTGCATCTAAGTTAAGTGCCATAAGTCTTCCTTTTGTTAATTGGTTAATAAAATAAAATATTAATTATAATATAGATAATTAATGGGATAAATCAAAGTTAATTGTTAATTTTTTTGAATAAATTATTATTCTGGCGTTGCATTTGTTTTGGCAATTGCAGCTTTTGCTTTTCCTGCCAATTGGCCAAAACCTGTTTTTAATGCGCTGCCGGCAGTTTTTAATTGATCTTTTACATTCATGTTATTAACTGCTGAAAATTTATCACTAATTTGAGAAAGTTTAATGATATCAGCATAATATTTGTAAAATGGCGTAGATTCTTTTGTTTTGCCAACAGTTGAATAATTTACTGTCGCATACCAAAATTTGAATTCTCCAGATTCGTGTGGTCGAGGAAGTTTTATTATATCCGGAGGAGTCTTATGATTATATGCCTTAAATGCATTTGCTAAATCTTTATTTTGCAAATTATCACTACCCATATCAGATGGAAATATTTTAACAGAAACTTTAATCCCTGTTAGTGCATTGCTGGTAAAAATAATTTGCATATCATTTTTTGTTAATGTATTTGTACTCCGTCCGTCAGTCATACCTCCAACACCTTTTGCAACTCCAGACTCCAATGTCCAACCTTGTTTTTTAAAATCTTCTAGATATACATTAAGAAAGTCTTGTTCTTCTTGTTCATTTAGATTCTTGGTACCAAATCGGCGCATATTTTCTGCAAGTATATTTTCTAATTTTTTCATGACTGTTCCTATATATAAATATTACTTCCAGGTAATTTTCTTAAAGAAAACAAGTGGAATTATGCGATAGCCTCCTTCATCAGTAAGGATAAAAGAATTTTCATACATCGTCCAATCCAATTGGTAAGTTTTGTCTAACACTCCGTTGTTTACAATTCGAATTATCTCATTCAAAGCATTTACTGTATACAATGTGTTTGTTTCTTTTTTTCGATGTATGCTTATAGTATTTTGTCCTCTTTGTGTTCCAGCATCTGCATTGTATGTGCAATACAAATTGTCTGTAGCTTCTGCATTTGAAAATACAAAGATTCGTCTTTCTGGTATCGTGTAGCTTTGTTGTATGTATTCGGTTATTATGTTTAAATCCGATCTATGTGCAAATGTGCAAAGTAATTGTGTTTTCACTCGTCCTCATCCTTACGATTGTTGTTGTATAAATTCATATTTAGGGTATACTGCTTTCAATCCAAATACCCACATTCCTTGAGATAATCCTATAATAGCCCAATCCGTTGCGTCCGTTACAATCGGAATTCCTGGATTATTAACATCGTATGCAATCAGTCCTAAAATTCCTTCAAAGAATTTATTTTTTGTAGTATTCAATAATTGTATCATGTAATTTGGATTACGAACTAAATCATTATGTTTTAATTTATTAAACCAAATTGCTGCATTATTTGTTTCGTTGCTAATTTGTTGTCCTATTTTAATAGAAACTTCATTTTGCTCGCCGGAACCTTGTTGTATCTTTTCAAAATCTTCTGCTGTTATCCAATATGATAATGTTTGACTTCCAGTTTTGATTGTTAATCTAGTATCTCGTATATCTGCATCTAATTCAGATTTCCATAAAATTTCATGGATTAATTGCCAACCCCGATACATTTGAGCCCAACCGCTTTTGTAACTTATTTCTGTACTAGCTACATTATCCATTAATGGAACAAATACTTTTTCTAATACTTGAATCAAATCATTTAATTGTTTCCAAGAATGCGGATCTACTAGATCTTTTAATTCTTCAAATGAATCACCCATTTCAGCTAATGGCTTTATGATATCATTAAAAAAGTTTACTGTCTGCGTTAATAAGTCACCGTCAACTGGCATTCCTGATTTTGCAGGACGAAATGTTTTTCCTTCTGGTGCTTTACCCATTTCTCCAGATTTGGTAGGTCTGGGTAATTTACCGATTTCTTTAACTTCCCATTCTCCACCGGGCATAATAATATCATGAGATGCCGTTCCTCCAGGTTGTGAATCTTTTACTGCTAATAAAATTTCAATTTCACCTTTA